TGTCGTTTTAGTGTATAACTTAGCACCTTTATTAATATCTAAATTTTGTAAAGCATTTACTTCGTTTGTATTCTTATAATAAGTATCGTGGTTACCTATTATAATGTGAGTATCTATATTTAATTCTTCTAGTTTATTAAAAAATACTTTTTTAAAATTGTGTGCTGTATTGTGATTAATAAATTTTCTTCTATCAACCACATCACCTAAATGAATAAGTGTGTCAATATTATTTTCTTTTATGTAAGGAAAAAATAGTTCATCATAGAATCTATTTTGATATTTAATAAATGCCGGACTATCATTTCTCACACCAAAGTGAGTATCATTTAACAACGCTATTTTCATTACTTCTTTTTAGTTTTCTTTTTCTTTGGTACTAATTTAGAGTCTTCTTCTTTTGGTAGATTTTGTTTCAAAAATTCTGTGAATTGATTTTTAAATTCTCTATCTTCACCTGGTTGTAAGGTCATATCATCATAATTAGAATCTGCAATCATTTTTTGTTTAATAGTAGTTTGTTTCTTTTCTTTTTGAATTCGTCTAACAAAAGCGTAATATATAATTTGTGTAAAGTAAGCAAAAGGATTGTTTGATTTTGAGGGGTCAAAGTTGTCTAGGTATTGTAAACAATTCTCAATACCATCACTTATCATATCGTCTCTGTAAGTATAGTTAATAAAGTTTGGTCTATATGATAGGTGATTCGCTATCTTTAAAAAACATTCACCTATGTAATTGGTGACAGGTGGTTTTTTTCTTTTTTCCCTCTTTGCACGTTTACACATTTTCTTGTATTCCACCATAGCGGCCAAGAATTCTTTGTTGTTAACGTAATGTTCGGGTTTTGCTTTTGTTCTTATTGCCATAATATCCTCATATTATATTATTTTATTAAAAAAGTCAATGTTCGTTTCACACTTGACAATTGAAAAATTTTCTGTATAATGAGCGGTGTAGCGTTTTCAAGAACACTAATGGATAGTTTTATTACCATCATCTTCATCATCAAACTCTTCAAATATTTCTCTTATTTTTCTACTTTCTTCAGCAGTAAATTCTTTTCTCTGATATGACTCTTGTTTCTTTTCAGGCGGCCGTATCGTGTGATATTCTTTTGATATAATACCATATTGTGTTGACATTTCTTTGGTTGCCTTTGTAATAGTCATAATCTTATCTTTTGGTATAGTAATAACATTATCAGGTGAGAAATTTACCCAACGTATTAATGCTATGTAATCTCTAAAACCAGTAGCGGTAATTTGAGGCACATACTTAATTTGTAATGGCCGTTCTAATCTCAATAAAGGAGAATTGTCTGGTAATTGAAGTTCTTTTTGTGGTAAATTACAAACTATGTCATCACCATTAATTAACTTAATTACTTTTATATTAGTTTCTGGTTTAACTTTTTGGTGCATTGTTTATCTCTACGTTATGAATCTCATAATCAAAATCTTCACCGCTGTAAATATTTATCCGTTCTCTAAAGTGAGCCAGAGTATAGTTTTCTTTATCGTTATAAGATAAATCATCTGCGACATCATATAAAGTTGCGTGTGTTTTATTATCTTTTAATCGTAAACCACGACCAATTGATTGTAAATTTCTTATCCTGGATTTACTAGGACTAGCAAAAATAATGTTATGCAAATTCCTAATATTAATGCCGGTACTGAAAGTCCCATAACTCGCAACGATAATAGCGTTGTCAGACTTTTCTGTAAGCTCTCTAATAGTTTCCCTTCTTGTGGCGTCAACTCCGCCATAGACGAAAGAGACTCTTTTATCTTTTGCTTTATCTTTAATAGCTTCATACAAATCCTTTCCGTGTTTTTCTACGTATTGAAACAAACATAGTGTATTGCCTTGGAGGCCAGAGGCCAAGTTTCTAATATACTTATTTCTTTTTTCATTAGATACTATAAAATCCATTTCTTCTTGATAGGTTTTATTTTTTATAAACTCACGTTCCGTTTTACCGTGTTGTAAGACCAAACAATATATTTTGAGGTCAGCTAATTTTCCCTTCTCCTGAAGTTCCGTTGTGGTTACTACCTTATTTACAGCACCAAATAGTCCTTCTAATACTAATTTGTGAGTTTTTGAACCATCTAAAGTACCTGTCATACCTACTCTGTAAGGACATTTTACTAACTTGGTCATAATTTTTGTTAATGAAACTGCTTTAAATAAATGTGCCTCATCACCAATTATCATTTCAAATTGTGTAAACCATTTTTTAGGTTGATTGTATATTGATTGCCAAGTAGATATTACTACTCTTTTATTTGTTTCTTTTCCGTGACCTTGATATATTCTATGTACATTTTTTTCAGGTGACCAACCATAATCTTTAAAATCTTTATATAATTGTTCTACAAGTGAAGTAGTCGGAACAATAATTAATATTTTTTTATCTAATCTTAATAGATTAAATCTTACCAACATATATGTAATAAGAGATTTACCAGAGGCAGTAGGTGATAATAACAAACATCTATTCTTTTTAGTTGCATATATAAATGCCTCTTTTTGATAGTCTCTAACTTCTAATGGTATTTTTAATGCTTTGATAAAGTCTTCAACCTTACTTTCTTCAACTTTAGTATCTTTTATTTTTGTGCCATCAACAACTTCTACCTCGTTATCAGCACACCATTTTAAAATGTAAGGATATAAACCAGCATATATTTGACCAGTTTGATATGAAAATAATCTTATCTTGCCGTCCCAAACTCTATTTCTATATTGAGGCATAAACTTAAAACCTGGCACCTCAAAGGTAAAGAATTCGCCAAGGTCTCTACGAATACTCTCGTCTGCGTCAATCTTTAAATATACGTCATCTTTCTTGTCTATAACAAGATATCTTAAATTGTTCATTAAATAGCGCCGCTAGTAAACTTACGCCACTCAATCGCATTTTTTATTGTAAAGGTTCTATTTGATATTTGCCTAATAGTTCTATCTAAAAAATCGGTTGTAGTTTGTAAGTAATCAACTTTATGTTTTGCACGTTGTATATCTTCATCTGACTCTAGATATTTGTCAACGTCTTGTTTTAAAATTTTTAAGTTAAATGGTTTTAATGCATAAACAGAGGCGTCAGCCTTACCTGTATAATACTCCCACTTTTGTCTTTTCAATGTATGCAATTCTGACTCTGCCTTACTCAACATTAACTTAAATGTTGTTAAGTGTTTCATATATTTGTTGTGTAATTGTGGTGTTTTTAAAGACTCTAAATCTAATTCAGTCTCGTTTAGTTTTAAGTCTTTATCAACCTGTTCTTGTAATTTTTCTAAATCCATAATGTATATAATGTATCATATTCAAACAAAAATGTAAAGTTTAGGATACGGTTGTTGTAGCTCTTGAAGCGCCTTTTGTAGCGAATTCGTATAGTTTATATTGAAAGGTTATTGTTGCTGATAGATAGTCAACGTCTGAAGCCTGTTGTGAAAATAGTAGACCAGATACAGAGGTTGGAAATACATCACTAAATCTTATCTCTATATTTGCATTATTTTTACTTGATAATACGCTTAAGGTTGCGTCTGATAATGCTGGTCCTAATGGCACAGCACCATACTTAACTTTACCACCGTCTGTCGTTCTGGAGTCTTTTCCTTCAGTTGGAAAGCGGTCTTTACCCGCTTCTACAAGTTTTCTAAATTGTTCTCTGTCTGCTGGAAAAGTAAGACCTTGTAACCAACCAGCAATCTCACGATAGTTTTCTAAATTTTCATCTACCATAAATGTCATTTCTAAAGGTTCATATGATAATTTTTCTCCAGGTAAAGGTATATCTCTTAATGGTGTTTGTTGTATTGCCGCTACAGATGATATGCCAGGTAAATTAACTGCTGTACAAAAATATTCAACCTTTGGCAGTTTTAATATTTGAAATTTAAACTGCGTTGGCGAAGCTAAATCTAGTTTAGTTGGTTGTCTTGATAATGCGTCTGTTGTAGTCATATGTATATTTAGGCGTTTCGGAAGGCCAAAAAAAAGGGCGACATAAAGCCGCCCTTTTCTGAAGTTTGTACTTCGTAAAGTAAAATTACATTAAGTTTGCAACTTGTACTTTTTGGTAGTATCTGTTAGAGTTAGCAGAACCAGCGTCATTTACTGCTGTAGCAGCACCTGAAATCGCACCAGTTTCAGCGAATGGGTTTGCAATTAAACCGTATCGTGTTTTGAAACCGATTTTTGGTTGGAATGTATCTTGACCAACAGCTCTAACCATTTGTAGAGGTACATATGGACAATAGAACATACCAGCGTCATAAGGTGAAGTACCTTTGTAACCGACAACATAGTATTGTTTCGCAGCTGAGTTAGCTGAGTATGGGTCAATATATACTTTGTATCTACCGTTAAGAACACCAGCAAAAGTATTACCTGTGTCATCAACGTTTAGGTTGTTGTTAAGAGCTGGAGTATAGTCTAATACACCTGCCATTTGAAGAGCAGAGGCAACGTCTGATGAACAGATTATCATATTACCTTTTCCTCTTCTTGTTCTCTGAGCGATTCTGTTTGCGTCTCTTTCCAATTGGAACATAAGACCTTTGAATCTCTCAACTGACCATCTACCGTTTGAGTCTGTGTCTAAATCAAATATACCAGCAGTTGTTGTATTTACAGCAGCACCTTTTTCAGCGTTGATGTAGATAGTTCTTACTACTTCTCTATTGATTTCTGCAAGAATCTCAGCAGATAAAATGTTTGCAAGTTCAGTCTCAGCGTCTAAACCGTGGATTGCTTTAAGGTCTTGAGCAAGTTCCATAGTGTATTCCGCTTTAAGAGCTCTTGACTTAGCAGTTACCGTTGATTTCTCAATTGAGAAAGCCATTTCAGCAAATGC